CTCATCACTTCTGTCTCAGAAGTGGTATCAGTTAACTGTTCAGAATCTGTCTTCGTAGTCGTGTCGACATTTTGGTCTGTTTGCGTTTCACTTTCGGTTTCAGTCTGTTGGGTAGTGTCTGACTCAACGTCTCCTTTTCCCACTTCAGGCAGTCCCACTTCGGTTTCTTTCCCAACAGTTTCGCTTCCTGCATCATCCTGTAACACTTGCTTCTCTGTGCTTGGCTCTTGAATGGCATCGTTTTCTTTTTTTAATTGTTCTTGAACTTCTATTTTATCTTTTTCATATAGTGCATCTAGCTGTTGGTCAACAGCTGCTATTTGTTTATCAATGTCTAGTTTTCCAGGGCCTTCTAAGCCTTGTTTTTTATTTATTAAGTTTTGTCTCTCTGTTAATAAATCAGCAGCAGGCTCAATGTTTTCAGTCATCTTAACAGTACCTTGAGTTTTTAACTCAGCTGATTGTGCATTGTATATTTCTGTGTAAGCATTTGAAGCTTCTATTTCAGTTAAAGAACCCTCCTTTACTAAGACGTCTAGTGTGGCTTGTAAATTTTGTACATTTGCTGCAGCTAATCTTACTAAATTCGCTCTCTTGTTTCCTGACAATAATTTCTTAGCGCCTAAAGTTGAAGTAGCTCCTACTGTCATAACAACTGTTTCTGTAATCCCTGCTTTTGTTATTTTATCATTTAAAACATCATTTCCTATATGTCTATTTACTAAGTGATTTATTCCTTTTTCTGAAAAATAAACTGGAAGCTCTTCAATAAAAAGCTCTTTAGCATTCTCTTTTACCAATCCTTTACCCTTGTCTACAAGTTGTTTAACTGTAAAGTCTTTACCTTTTTTTACTGCTAAGTTTTTTATTTGGTCTTTAATTCCTTGAAAACCAATAAGAAGTTTTTCGTTTCCTCCTGCTAATCCTGAGAAAATACCATCAAGAGTAGCTATTGCTTGTCCTGCATTAACAGAAATATCTAACGCCTCTTTTTCACTCATTCCTGAAGCTACTAATTGAGAACGTACATCTTCAACATTACCAGCAACACTAGAAGTAAATGAGGCAATACCCATACCTAATGCACCTGCTTTAGGCCCTTTTAACCCAAGTGTACCTTTTACCTTACCACCTGCTCTAATTAATGCAAATAAATTTACAAGTGTACTTGTACCACCTTGAAGCACAGAACCTCCTGTCCAATTGACTTCAGTTTCTTTTACATCTTTGGATAAGCCTACAATCTTCTTTATAGTATCATTTGGAAGAATGCCATCCATTCTTATGTTGGTGTTTTGGTCGTATACAGTTCCATTGCCATCAACAATATACCTATTTCCTCCTTGAAAAACAGGCTTACCTTCTATAAACGCTTGTCTTTGTACAGCTCCTGTTGATGCCTCTAAGCTTTCAGCAGAGTTTGTAAGCATTTCTTCAAGACCTTTTAATACACCTTTACCATCAAACTTATTGTCTCCACCCATAGTGGCAATTCTTTGGTCAAAAAAAGCAGGTACTCCTGCCAAAATATCGGTAGCAAATCCTGAAAGACCGTTCCCTGTTACAGAAAGCAATTCAACCATCCCTTGACCTCCTTCAGCTAGACCACCTTCTTGAGCAGCATAATACATTGCTTTTCTTCTTCTTAAGTCAGCATCTTCAGAATATTCTTTGAATTTAGGGAAGTCATTTATAGTTTCAGTAACTGATTGTACTTTAGCATAAAACTCTTTTCTGACTTCATCTGCTTCTTTTTCAAGTTTTCTTAATTCACTTCTGTCTGATGTCAAATTCATAGTAGATTGAATTTTTCCTAATCGCTTAGTTATCTGACTTAACTGTGCTGCTTTGTAAGATTGTACTTTTTCATAAGCATTTTTCTCTTCATAATATTGATCACCTTCATCATTTGGTAAAAGTTTTTTTATCCACTTATAAACTTTCGTTTCATTTCGTGTGTTTTTCTTTTGCCACTTTAAATAATCTTCTACATCTATCTCTTGTTTTCTAAGAATATTTTTTACATTATTTCCTAGCTTAGTGTAATCGTCATCATCAATCTCAACGTCAACATAGTTAGGAGCTTTTACGTCTCCAACCATTGAGTCATATTCTTTGATAGCTTCTAATAAACTTGGATTTACCTCAGATTCTTTTTTAAACTCTGTTTCACCTGTTTCAGGATTAACAAATCCGTATTGTTTTTCATAGTTTTTCTTAATGTAATCAGGTACATTGGCGTTAACTTCTGAGGAAGTGTCAAGTATTGACATAAACTTTTTTCTTTCAGGATCATTTGCATATGCTAAATACCCTGATTCTTCAAGTAAGTTGTTTTTTTTATTGGCATTGTATTTTTGCTTCCAAGCTCCTTTACCGTATTTAATAGCTGATTCTTTATCTTTTGAAAAATCAATAACTTCTCCTCTATTTTTAGCTTCTGCGTATACACTCTCCCAATCTGACTCTGCTTGTTCAGACATGTCAACAAAACTTCCGTCTTCATTTTGAAATATTGTAGGAAAAGAAAACCAATTGCCTTGGCCATCAGTTTCTGTTCTCATTTTATGTGTTGACACAGAACCATCTTCATTTTCTAACACACCCTTTCTTTCTGGTGCGTCAGGGAAATCTATTAAAGGCTCTTCTACTAAAGGTATATCAACGCTTGTTGTTGTTGAAGAAGAGTCCAAAGAGGACGGATTTGTTTCCACATTTGTAGTGGATTCCGTAACTTCCGTTTGACCATTTGAATCGGTAACAATTGGATTTTTTTTTTCAGCCCAAGCAGATGTAAAAACATCTAAAGTAGTTTTTGGGCTTATTATTTTTTCTTCAATACCTTGATTGTATAATACTTCCTGAATGGAAGAATCTGATTGAGAAAATTGTTCAAAGCTAGTTTCTTTGCTTAATAATCCTTGTTCGATATAACTTTCGTATAAAGCTTTTAATTTATCCATTTTTTATTATATAGGGTTTCCAAATGCATCTACCATTTTCTTTGCGCCTGACTTATATTCTTTCATATATTTGTCTAGTGCATTTTTGACATTTGCACCATTTTCTTCATCATCTTCAAATCGCTCTCCTATGATAGTTCCTGCGGCATCTCTTATAGTCATTCTGTCGTTATCCCAGGTATCATCTACCTCTATTGTTAGGAAACCTTCAGGGAAATCATATAGTCTAGACATTTCAGCTATGGTTCTATCAAAAGCAGCTTTTATTTTACCTGAACTTTTTCCTGCATCTGCAAATAAATCACTTGTCGTAGTTGTTACTCCTTGATTATTTACCCCAAAAACTACATCGTCTAAATTAGTATATTCTCTTGACCTAGAACTAAAGTTGCCATTGTTTTGTGAAGCCTCCTGATCTTTTAAATTTGTCTTATTTATATACTTTTCAGCTTGTTTTTTAAGTTGAGATGCAATTTGTTTACCTACATTTTTACCTAATCCATCAATTGTAATGTCAGCAAGCTTGTCTCCAGAAAAAGTGTAAAAGTTTAATACCTGTTGTGCATTATCACCTGTGCCGACAGTTTCTATAGTGTATTTTTCTACAATATCGCTTTCGTTTACTAAAGCCTGTAAACTTTCTTCATCACCTGTAGCGGCTTGGTCAATAAGTTTTACTGTGTAACTATAATCTTCATCTTCTTTATCTCCTTTAATTTCAGCAGCGCTTTTTGCACGAGCTTGGAACTCACTTCTTTTAGTTCCTCCATCTGTAATATCTCTTCTTAATCCTGAATAGAAACTAGTTCCAGCAATTCTCTCAGCAGCTAACTTATCATCTTCATCTATTACAGGAACAATTTGATTGTTCTTAGACATAACCATTTGTATATACTTACTCTTTTTCCCTGTAAGCTCTTCTCCGTAAGTATCACTTTTTGGGTCTGTATCAATATATGTATAATCTATTTTTTCATCTAAATCTATTCCTTGATTTTTTAGCTCTTGAGCTTGAAACTCATTTACTGTTTCTGATCTTTGTGATTCAGGGCCATTGTCACTTAATATACTAGCCTGTCTGTCAGTAGTTGCAGCAGCAGTAGCTACCGCATCTTGGAGTAATATGTTTAATTGTGGGTTATTTCTCATGTCATCAGTAACAACACCAAGCATTTTACCAAAATTATCCATTTTCTCAAAAATCTGACCCAATGGAGTATCTTTACCAATAACTGCTTCAGTTTCTTTTGCTAAGTCTAATTTTTCTGCAGTTTGATTTCTTTTGTTATTAAAAGCTAAAACGCTCATATCCTTAACACCATCATAAGGCTGAGGTTTTCCATCAGCATCTAAATCTAAAACCCTAGTTTTAGTTCTTTCGTCAATTTTTGTTTTGAAAAAAGTTATTCTACCCATTCCATTTTCTCCAAATGTCATTTCAGTAAAATCAGGATTACCCATTCTATCGTGTAAATCTTGAAGTGATTGGTCTACACCACCTGAAGTTGGGTTAACAAAAATTGGATTTCCATTGTTGTCTAATTTCTTTTTTCCTTCTTCATCAACTTCGTAGTATCCCTTAAGTCTTTTTAGATAGTTTTCTTTTTCTTTAGCGTATCCATTTATTTGCTGCGCAAGTATATCAAAAGATTGTTTTCCGTTTTCTTGAAATATTAAATTATCTTCAGGCTTTACCATTCCTGCTTGAACCAACCCCATGTTTCCATATAATCGGTCTTTGTAATTTGATAATGCTTTTATTGCTAAATCTCTACTAGTTTTATCACTAGGAAGATTTTCCATTGTCTTTAACTCAGCCTCTCTATATTTTTCAGCTGTGTTTGTTTTTAATTCAAGACGTTGTTTGTCGATGTTTTCTTTCCATTCTTTAACACCTTTCATTCCTCTATCAATACCTGCTAGTAGTGTCTTTTTAGTACCTACCCCTGTATTGCCTTGTTCTATCGAAAACTTTGCTGCGTCTAATGCGTTACCCATATCTTAATTTTTATCGTGGTGCTTTTTCAGGATTAAATATACTACTCATCATATCCGAAAATCTTCCTTGCGTTCCAAATCCATTAACTATTTTCATAAAATCGCTAACAGCACCTTCCTCTTCCTCCTTCTTTTTTCTCATCATTTCCTGAATTTCAGGACTATTCATTAACGCATCGAGGTCAAATTTTCCTCCCCCTATTGAAAGTGTTTTTACACCTGCAGGTGAGTCAGCGTCTTCAAAGGTATCATAATGTCTAGTACTTTTGGTATCTACAACATCATTAGTAGTAGTAGTAGTTGTGTTTACACTAGGTAATGCTCCATCTTTAATTATCTTATTTAACCCTTTTCTATCCAATCCAAGAGCTTCAATTTGTTTTAAAGCATCTGCCCTGTCTATTCCTGTTGATTTAGATAGTGCGTCTGCTGCTTTACCCACTTTCTTTGCGCCACCTCCTAAGCCTCCAAATGCAGTAACTCCTGCACTTAAGGCACTTACTCCTGCATCTATAAATGCTCCTGTAGCTTGTCCTGATAATTCGTCTGCTTGTTGGGTTAAAGCATCTGCTTTTACTCCTGCTGCCGCTGCTCTATCATCAAATAAACCTGCTATTTCTGAAGCATCTTTTTCAGAAGCCTCAGCACGTTTCATGTCTATATCTAGTTTTTGTTGAGCATATTTGTCAGCAATAGCACCTGAAGTAGCATCTTGAGCTTGCTTTACTTTACCTGCAGTTGCAGAAATACCTCTTTGGTCTCCTTCTTGAGCAGCCTCTAATATTTGAGAACCTTGTTGATTTGCTAATTGTAGTTGTTTGTCGTAAACATCAGTTGTAGCTCTAACAGCATCATAAAAATTAGCCTCTAATCTTGCGACAGATTGTTTTTCTAATTCTTCTTGTTGTATTCTAAATCTACCAGCTGCTCTTGCTGCATCCGCAGCTGCATCTTTTGCAAGAAAGCCTTTTGCAGCACTACCACCTACCGCTACTGTTGCTGCTGCTATTGTTGTAAATGCCGCCATATTATAATCGTTTTATCATTTCTTTATTATAACTGTCACCTTCAATATATCCATTATCTTTATAATGTTCTATTAAAGAATCAGACTTTATTAAAGCATATGCGTATGTACAGTCTGACAGTTTTAAAGTATGCGTTAATATTTTTACAAGCTCAATTAAAGCTTCTTTTCTTTTCTTCTTGTTTTTATATTCAAAATTGGATATTATCCAATCACACCAACCTACCTTAGAGTTAGTCATGTATATGTATCCTGCACATACAGGTATATCATTGTCATATACAATAAACCCACCTTCACCATTCTCAGGTAAAAAATCTTTTGGAGGTGCTGTCCATCTCCAATCTTTCCACCATTTAACTAAAATAGAATCGTAGTCTAAAGAATTTAATTTTCTAATATTGAATTTCATTAACGCAAAGATACAAAATCTAAGGAAAACTTTTAAAGACATCTGAATCTACAGTAAATAATTCAACAGCTGTCTTACTATTGTTTGTCAATTTAAACTCCATAAAGTATCCTGTTGCTCCATAAGACTCGGCAACACTATCTTTAGTTGTAAATATGTATGACCCTAAAGGAACTGTCTGTCCGATTGGTTCAAGGTCAACTGCATCAACTTCAATTGTTTTTCTATCAGTACTAATACCTGTTATTGGGCCAATTTTTTTAATTATACCACCTAGTGGTTCTCTATAAAACACAGAGTCTCCATAATTAATAATATTACTTATTGAAATATTAAACTCTATTTGGATTAAACCTGGTGAAGCACCTGTTGATGAAGCAAATCCACCAATACCCTGTGTTGATCTTTGAGCAAAATCTTGACTACCACCAATTCTTCTTACAAAAGCAAACCAAGCTCCTTCTTTCTGCTCAAAATAAGTCTCATCCATAAATCCACTTCCTAAGTCTGTTGCTAAAGAACAATCCCAAGAATCATCACTTTCAAGCTCAATGGTTTTAAACACCTTAACAGTTGTAGGTTCTTGATTAAATACACCTGTAATTGTAGAATCATAGTCTATTCCGTAATACCTATTTCTAATTTCATTAGTATTATGTCTGTATAAACTACCTCCTTTAAAAGTATATAAATACTGATTCATTCCTAAAATAAAATCAGGCATATAACTGTAAAAAGAAGGCCATCCTTTTACTGACTCACTAAATGTTAAAGTATAATTAAGTTCTGCTGCCATATATCTTTTTTTTAAGGGCCTACGCAGTTTTGTATACTGCTCACAACCCCATTTGTTACTGTGATTACTTGATTATTATCCATTATATAGTTTTGGTCTGCAACTCTATTTACTCCATCGTGGTCTAAAAACACAGGGTTATTTAATATAGGGAAAGCATTTCCTGCATTTAAAAATCTACCAAAATATAAGGTGGTATCTGTAGCCTGACAAATATTACCTGCAGCTATTGCTTTTGCTTGAAATGAAGGTAAAGCCGCAGGACATTGAACAGCTATATCCCAAGCTGTTCCACTACAAGGGCCTAAAACCTGTATTGTTACAAGCGCTGGTAATGCATTTGGTTTTGGAACTATTAATAAATTATTTTGATTTTCACCAAACCTAATATCGTCTCCTGTATTTATAGTAATACTTTGTGGTGATGGAGTACCAGCTAACCAACCATTTGAATCATAACCATTTTTGAAATCATAATTAAGTGTGCTTGGCGTTGAAGGAACACAATTGTCATTGGGGTCTCCTAATATAGTAAAGGCATCTGCAACACCACTTGTTGATTGTAAGTTACCGTCATTTGGACTTGACAGCCTATTATAATAAACACCATCGTATAAAACTCTTATTCCGTCAGGATAACTTTTAGGATCAAAATAAATAGATATAGCTCCTGTATCGACTGATGTACTTCCTGCTGTAATCTCTAATTGATATATACCCTCGTTTCCTCCTGGAGGATTTAAAGTTCCACCACATGGTATACCGCATTCTTCACATATTGTAAGTGGCCCTAAAAGTCCATTTACTTGATTTCTATATTCATTATTATATTGATAATATCCATCTGGTGATACAGTTGTTAAGTGTATATCATCGTATACTCTAGTTGCAGTTGCAAAACTTGATGAGTCTATAAATTTATTTACTATACTTGGCATAATTTAATTTTAAGGTGTTGGTGGTTCATCACATTCACAACATGCTTCTGTTGGGCTTGCCACATCATAGCAAAACTGCAATGGCGTTGGCTCTCTTAAATCCCAAACTAGATATATGTAACTTGCTTGATTGCTATATGTAAAGCTAGCTTGATATTCAGGGAACGAACCTGTTGTTGGACTTGCTGTATTTAATAATGGAAGCAATGTTGCTAAGTCAGCTTCGTTATAATTTGTATTACTTACTAAATACTTAAACTTATCTTGACCTAGAACAAACTCAAATGTTTGTCCTGCATTTTGTCTGTTTTTCATTGTCACTACAGAACCTAAAGCAGGTAGTGTACCAACTGATGAACTTCCTGTTGTTTCATTAAATAAGCTAACAGCATCATCATCAAGTGTTACCTGATTTGTGCTATATGGACTTACATCAGTTCCTAAAGCCCATCTATATCTACATGTGGTTGTAAGGTCTGCATCTCCTGCAAAATTAATAACAATCTCTTTTACAGTTAATTCTTCTGCAACAGGACAATTAAAATCTATTTCATATGTAACAGGGTCAACTCCAGGAGTTAATTTAACGCTTGCGTTTGTTGGAAAGTTAGATAGTTTGTCAAAAGTTACAAACCCATTTCCTGTTACAGTTTGACTAACTACAATCACACCATCTAATTCTACCGAAATATTTAATGGGTTGTTTGTTTCGTAATCAAATTTAACCGTTCCAATTACTGTACCTAAATCAACCTCTAAGTTATAAATATCTGTAGAATTACTAATTAACAAAGTATATCCACATTCTCTTTCAGTTGGGGGTTGAGGTATTTTTCTTGTGTTAGAACTTAATACAAACTCATTCATGTATGGATCAAATCCACCTAATTTTTGAGTCTCAAAAGCATCAACAAACAAATCCCTAAACCATGACCTCATACCAACTTCAGATATAACACCTAGTCTTCCACCTGTATCTCCTCTAGTTCCTGCACCCTTTAATTGAATAACAGAACTTCTTTTTGCATCAGTAAAAAAGACATCTTGTCCATAAACTGAAAAGCTTTCAGGGTTGTTACTTATTCCATACTCTTCTACTCTAGCTAACTGTGTTCCTAAAACTTCAGGTACTGAAGTAATAGCTCCTCCTGCAGCTGCATCAGATAGTAGGTTTTTTCCTACAAGTAAAGAAGATATTTTGTCTTCCTGTAAGATTAATATATCTGTTTGTCTTGAATGCATTCTTCTTATAGGCCCATAAGATGTTTCAAGTGTTTTAAAATTAGCTAACGCTAAATTAAATTGATTTAACTTATTTAAGTTTGTTTCTTGATTAAACACTCCACTATAAGTTACATCACCAAATCTGTTAGATTCCTTGTATTGTTCTTCAGATACAGAGGTTACTTTATCACCTAAACTTAACGTAGGTTTTATTAAGGCGTCTAAAACAGTATTACTTTCTACACCATTTCCAAAAGTAAAGCAATTAAAGAAACTTAAATCTACAATAGCAGGGTCTGTTAATGTTTGATTTTGGTCAGCATCTGCATCACCTGATAAATGAAATCCATTTACAATATCAAATGTTTGCTCGTTTTCATAATACAATTCATCATTTGCATCTAAAGGCTCTGTTTCAAATACCATTAAAGAAGTAGCTCTATTTATTGTAACCGCAATGTTACCAAAAGAGTTTCTTTTATCAGGTGAAGAACAAGTAGGCGTTCCGTTTCTCCAAGCCATAACTTGTCTACCATCATTTGGGTCTTCTGCAAAAAATACTACGTTTTGCCCTGCCCCTCCTGGAAGTCCTATATTAAACATCGGAAAAGGAAATGTTTGCATTGTTTCATCAAATGAAACACTATTAATAGTATCATCTGAACCTGTTGTTGTACCGTTTGTAAAATCTATATTGTCTCCTATAGCCCAAGCATATAAACTATTGTAATCTTGAGAAGCTGTAAATCTTTTTTCATAATCATATGTACGACCACCACATTTACTTCCTCTTCTGTTTCTGTGCGCTCTTAGTTTAATCCTAATAAGACTACCTGCAGGCACATCATAGGGTGCATACTCTAATTCACCAGGGTCACCAAAATCAGGATTATCAATATATGTACCCACCTCTGTAACACAATAGCTTCCTCTACAATCATCTTTTCTATCAATAAAAGCATTGGGTGGATAATTTGCAGCAAACCCATTTGGTTTTAATTGCATATACGTTCCCCCTAATTGTCCACATGCAGGACTTCCATCTATAAGATTTCCATCTGCATCTTTATCGCAAAGAAAATCATCTACCTCTACACCAAATCCTAAAACTTTTGTTGATGCACAATTTAATACAGCACCATTTGTATCGGATTTAACAAACAAAGTGTCATTATCTTTTACTTTATCTCTATTATCTCCTTCAAGTTTAAAGTATATCAAGCCTGTTTCTTCTTCTTGAAAAAATATGTTTGAGTAAATAGTTCTATATAAACCTTTTGATTCTTTTATTACGAACTTATACTTAGTTGCCCAATATGGAGGGTAGTTGTTTAACTCAACTCTAATATTATTTTTTGATATGGATTTATCACATGGTATAAAAACTGTATTGTTTGTATCAACTAAAGCAGTAGTACTTCTTCCATACTCATCCATGTATACAATTCCTATTTCATAATCTCGATTACTATGTAAAGATTGTTTTGAACTGTCTTTGGCGTATAAACCTGTTGCATCAATAGATGATAAATACTCATAAGCAAAAACTCCTAGCGGTGCAGGAGGGGTTACTGTTTGGTCGTATTGTTCAAATTTTAAAGCAGGAAACGTAAAAGAAATTTCGTCACTACCTTGTGATGTTTCAATCAATATCCCTTGTGGTGTCCCTGTAATACCAAACCCTACATACTCCCATTCATTTTTAGTAAGTATACCACAATTAAAAAGGTCAGTTTGACTGCTACCTGATGTACAGTTTGACTGACAGACATTAAAACAACTTGAATCAGCTATAGCAACAAAGTCACTAACTGCATTTACAAACTCAGGGCTTGTAGCTAATGCAAAAACACTTGGATAATCTTGCTGTATATTAAAAAGAAAAGTTCTTTCGTATGAGTTTTCAGGTTGTGTTCCATCATCATAAGATGCATCTCCACCAAAAGCATTGCTTTCGTAAGAAAAATCAACACCTATCTGTGAGCCTGCTACTAAATCTAAACCACCAAAATCAATTGTTGTTTTTGCATTGTTTACATTAACACTACTTCCTTCTATTGTATATGTAACAGGTGATAGTGTTCCGTCAATTTCGTCTGCAGTAAGATCTTTTGATATTAAAGATAAGTTGTAATCTAAGTATATTTCCTTACCCTGTGAGTTAACTACATCGTATCCATCAACATAATTACCATACATTAATCTATTACCCATAATTGTTTGAGCCTGAGCCTTTTTAGGCACGTTATCAAACAACCTAAGCAACTGAGCTTCAGGTAAAGTTGTAAATATTTTTTTGTTTGTAAATGGCAATGTTTGAAAGCTATTGTCTTGCCATCCCTCGTTAATTTTATTAAATCTTTCTATAACATTGACAGTTTGACTTGTGCTAAACTTAAATATTACATCTACATCTTTTACATTTTTACCACCTGTATTAAATGTAACATCGGTAGTATTAAACTGATTAAGCATTCCATCATTATCATAGGTGTCATAATTTATTTCAAACGGCCCTGGAGTAAAAGCAACTTGACTAAACGGTGATAAAGCTGAATACTCTCCATCTTCATATTGCCACCTATAAGCAAAGCTTAAAAAAAGTTGCTCCATGTAATTTTCACCACCACCTAATTGATAACTATCTAAAGTTGGAGGGCTTAATGGAGGGGCTAATATAACCCCTATATCTTGCTCTGTAATCTCATCAACTGTTGTAAAGTTGTTTGGCCTTAAGTAAGTTCTATTTACATTTATTTTTCTAGGAGGATTTATGTTGTCTGTAAAAAACAATAAATCACCTATTAAATTAACTCCATTAACTAAATAATCTTCATCAAAATTTAATATAGACGTAGATATTACATGATAAAATAAAACAAACGTCCTAGTATTATATGATACTATCAAATCTACTTTTCCTGTGGATGACAAAGTATTTGCCTTGTCGTGTACAAACCAATAAATGGTTTCGTTTGCACCATCTTCATAAGCACCAATACATCTAGCGCTAAGACTTAATGGTTGATTTAAAAATTCTAACTCAACTACTAAATCATTTCCTTTTGAGTTTTCTACAGCACCTATTTCAGTACCTTCTGTAGAACCCAATCTTACATTTAATGCATCTATGTACTCGCCTTGAGGAACTAGTCGTTCATCAATGCTTTTATTCATTCTACCTGCAACAAAGTTCTTTTGAATCTTAGCCATATTATTTTATCCACTTGTTTTGTCCCCTTAGATTCATTAATAATCTCCCTGGATGTATATTGCTCAATCTTAATTTTGCGTTCCTTAGAAGGGCTGATTTTTCCTTTCTAGCTCTATTTATGATATACTCTTGTATTCCATATTTACTTGAAAGAATAACAAATTTCATATATGAATAAATAAACTCTTCAAAAAGCTTATTAACGCTTATCTCTGAGTCAACTCCATTTTCCATACCATCTGATACGTATTCCAATACACAAAGCTCACCTGCCATATCAGAACTAAAGTTTATTACTCCTGACTTTTTGTTTATTTTAAAAGTAGGATTTGCATTTGCTGTTTCTGTATTCAATCCATATCTTGCACCTACAGGATACTCAAAATACCAAAGGCCATTATAAAAATATCCCTCTTGTCCATTGTATTGACTTTGTTCGTTTAAGTAAATACTTTTCTTACCACCTGTAATTCTTTGTAAGTCTACAGTTGAAGTAGATGGTTTTAGTATTTTACCCTCATGGTCAAACAGTATTCTACAATTATTATCTTGTAAATACGCATCACTCCAATTTGTTTGTATATTTTCAGTTAGTGGTAGTAATGTTCCGTTTTTGTATAAAGAAATTCTTACCCAATTTACATAGTCATGTGGCAATACATATCTTAATGTATCACAAACTTCTAATTCTAAGATTTTAATTTCTTTCATTGAATCGTAGTTCAACTCCTGAATAGCTCTTTTAGCATGAAATATAATATTAAATCTTTCAACATTATTTATCAACTTGTCATTTCCAACATACATTAAAATGAAATTATTTACAATGTCATTTAATGATACATATTGATATGAACCCCAATTTTCATCTAATGTGTTTGGGTTTCCTGTATTTTCGTAATACTGATATTCTGTTATATATGCCATAATTTATCCTTCTTGTTGGTCTGATTCTTTTTCTTCCATTTTTCCAAATTGTGCTAATGCTGTTTCTCTTATAGATACTCCTGCGTACTGAAGAATTTTATTAACTAAATTAGTCTGGTCAGAATCAGGTAATTCAAAATCTTGATAATCAGGAGCTGTTTCATCAAAACTAGGTTCTCCTCCTGTAATAATATTAAAATATGTCCAATTAGGATCTTTAGGGTATCTTATATATTGACCTATAATTGTTCCTTCTGTTGTTAAGGTATTTGGATATACAGTAATGGTATTTCCATAAACAGTACTATTTGCTCCACCTAAAACATAGGCTGGGAATGTTGAATTCGGTTGAGTTAAAGGTGAAGAATTCAAATAAAATATTTTGTTTTGAGAAACTCTTTCAACTTCAGTTATTCTTGATGTACTTAAAATAGCATAACCTTGATCTTGAACAATACCTATATTTGAAGATATTGTTAATTGATTTATACTATCAACACTAACAACAAAAGCACTATCACCTGTAACAATTACTGAAGGGTCAAGAGGGTTTGTAACACTCACAACCAACATTCCTGGCTGAACACCATCAGCTATAAAGTCTGCATTTTGGTCTACTATTCTATTTAGAGAAACTACTGTAACTGCACCTTGCGTAATAAACAATGGATAGTAATTTATCTTATTCATTAAATAATAATCTTCAGGCATCTCGTAGGTATTTAGCCCATTTGTCACTAAAGATTTAGTAGATGAAAAACTATCAACAACTTCTTCTATTCCTTTTAAAATATCTGCGTACCCTGATCCTGAAACTCTAGCATTTTGTTTTACTATCTGTGAATTATATTGATAAAAATAATCTTCAAAAATATCTAATTGTGCTTGCTTTGCATATAAGTTAAAATCATTAGGTGTTATATAACCGTAATTATTTTTATTTGCGATAGAAAGGACGGTAGCTCTTACTGTATTTATCATACCTATTAATCTTTTCACAAAGATACAAAAAAAGGAGCTTCATTTTTTGTGAAGCCCCTTTCAGGTAAAAGCCTATTTTTTATATTGGTTATAGCTTGTCTTCCAATATTCTCATTACCTCTAGCCCTTCATCACTCTGAAGAAATGATGCTAGTATAAATAAAGGGTCTTCACCGTAGGGAACTGTAAGTAATTTTTTCTTATTTCCTTTTAAGTTATAATAAACATCCTTTTTATTCTTTAAAACTAATAAACCTTCACTAAAAAATTTAGCACATTTATTTTGAAGTTTTAATAAAGGATCATTTAAAGCCTCCATAAAGTCTTCAGGATATCTTCCTGCAAACATTCTAACATCTCTTTTTAATTCAGCAGATGTTAAATTATCAACTCTAAGTCCCACTACAATTCGTGCAACTGTTTCTAGCATTTCAATATCTAAATCTTTAGCTAAAACTTGAGCCTCTAATGCCACATCTAAGAAATCAACATCTAAACTAGCGTCTCTTTCTTTGTCAACTTCAACAAATTCTTTTCCGTTAGCTGGATGGTGTGATAAAAATTTCTGTAATATTTGGTTTTGTTTTTCTACTCTTAGAAAGCCATCTTCAAAAATAATTGGCTCTAATATTACATTACCATCTTGCTCATCTTCAAAAATACTTTTTTGATTTTTAGCATAACGCATAGACCTGTTTGTTCCAGTCTCTTCGTCAAAATATAATAATGTACTTCTTCTTGTATTCCTTGACGGAATTGTGTAGCTCAATGGAGCTTTGTCTCTGGTAAGTTTGTAGGTTTTATCTACAAAAGATTGTTTCTTTTTTTTCATTTGATTTCGATTTAATTTTAATAAAAGTAATAATTACCCTCGTCATTTCAACGAGGGCAACTATTACATAATTATACTCTTATCTTATTTAAAGATAAAGAAGTTGTTAGCACCTAAAGTACATAAAGCTCTTTCAGATAAGAAGTTTACTTCCATAGCATCTAAGCTAGAAGTAGCTGCTCCACCTGCTGAACCTGTAATCCAAGTTTTGTAACGTCTGTCTTCAGTTTCTGAAGCTCTGTAACGAACGTGTAAGAAAGGACGCTTAGCATTCTTTCCTAATACTTGGTCGTATACAGTTGTAGAACCTGCAGGTACTAATACCCCATTGATAGCTCCACCAACGATATCACCACGCATTGTTGGATCGTTAAGATATTTCCAGTCTGTTTTGTAGAAATCATATCCTCTACGGAATCCTGAGAATCCTAAGTTTAGAGCCATTTCTTCGTCATTGTCAAAAAGACCATATGATGTACCACCTGGGTTACCATATGAGTTTTGAGACGCTAACATATCATCAATGTCAAATCCAAACTCTCTGTTTAAGAAAATTACGTTTTCTTCAATAGAACCTTGCTTATCAAGTCTTTGAATAATTGCATCGAAATCTGCAAGAGTTGTTGGGTTACCACCACTCCATACATTTCCACGCTCTTCAATAACATAGAAAAGTCCTTCTGAACCTTTGTTACCTACACCTGAAGCTACACCTTCTACAATTGCTGCTGCACCTGAACCTGCTTCTGCTGGTACTGCTTCAACCATCGCTGTTTCTAAATAGTCTTCAAAACGAAGTCTAGTTTCATGCTCTGATTTCAAATACCATAAGTATCCTGTAGCACCATTTTCAGTTGTTACTTCAATCCATCCAATCTGAGCCATGTCAGAACCACTTACTGCGTAGTGATCTTTGATGATGATTGGTGAATTTTGGAAAATACTGTCATCAGCTTCTAACTGTCCTTGCATTCCAATAGCTCCTTTTTGAAACTCAGAACCATAGATAAATAAAGAACATTTTACTGCTGCTGCCATTGATTGACCTGCTAACTCATAGTAAGCTACGTCAATTGTTCCGTTTCCAGTATCTACTGCCGTTACAATTGCTTTGTTACTATTAGTTGAAGCAACTGAACTGTCAGACAACATAATTGTTTGACCAACACGAATTGCGATAGAACCTGAACCAGGTACTAATACATCGTTAATAGTTAGAGTTGCCGTAGCCGCTCCTGCTGCTCCTGCTGATACAACATCAGCATATTTAGTGTGTAGTCTTCCTTGCTCAGCCCATTTGATAAGGTCAGAGTTAGAAGGCATTTCAGCGCCTACCATTCTTAAGAATGATGCTACTGTACGATTACCGTAACGTTCGAATTCTTTCTCGTAAGTATCTGGAAGATATTGGTTTAAGAAATCAAAGTTAGTAATGTAGTTTGTCTGTAATAAAACCTGTTCTGAACTTGGTTGTAAGTCAAACCCAGGTACTGCATCTACTGCCATAATAATAATTTTTAAATTTTTAACTTATTTTTTTTTACTTCTAATTTTCAACCCTCTGCCGCTTGCGTCTGAAACTTGTCTAGCTTTAAAACCTGTATCTCCAATTGATTGAGGAGTTTGCCTAATTGACATATTGACGTTTTTACTTTTTTTAGTAACGTCACCAATCGCATCTGCTTTTCCTTGCTCATAAAAATAATTAGCAAATCGCTGAGGATCCATAGCAGCACTTAGCGCTCTATGCCATCCTTTAGCATCATTTATTAAACCATCATCGCCAACATATTTACTGACTAGATTGTTTAAATCACTTTGCTTAGACTTCATCTCATTAACGTCACCATAAGAATATTTTACTTTTTTGTCTCCTACTTCGAACTCAAAACCTTTGAATTCAGGATTAAAAACTTCATTAGTTCGTTTAACAAAAAACTCATTCTTCTTATCATTGACTTCTTTAGCTGATTGAGAATTTTTAATATAACTCTTATAAGCTTCGATTTCCTTAACTTGTTCTTCTGAAATAGAATTCCCACTTGACTCAAGAGGAATTCTGTATTTTTCTTTTAACTCATTAAGATATGTCTTAGCTTTTGAAAGTTCTCTTTTTTTAGCAATGTTCTTTTTCTTTATATCTTTTTCATCATCAATATCTTCGTCATAAGAAAATTTTTCTTCCATTAAATAATGAATATCTTCTTTGTCTAGGTCTGATTCTGTTAAAGAATAGTACTCTGCTAATACTTGATCGTCATCTAAGTCATCGTATTGTTTATTTACTTTTACGAAATCTTCGAATCCACGACCTGTATTCTTTTTATAATCTAAATATTTAGATACTTCTTCAGGTAAATTATCTGATTGTTCTCTTTGTGAAAACAAATCATCTACAGAAGGTATATCTTTATTATATCTATTCTTAATATATGAAAGAACGTCATCCTCACTTAACTCTGAGGATTGAGTTTCTGTGGTTTGTGCATTTTCTGCACTAACCTTATTATTGTCAACTTCTGAGTTTACTTGTTCTGTTGAACTGTCAACTTCTGAGTTTACTTCTTGCTCGTGTTTTTTTAGTAGAGTTTCTTCTACTTCCTGTGTAGATTTTTCTGGCACAGAATCTAGTGATTTTACTTTAATTTCCATTTGATTTAATTTTTACAAAGTTACTATATAATTATAATTGATTTTCAAGCTTATCTTGGCTCAAATTCAGCAAGGTCAAACCCATCTAAACTATCTTCATTGGATTCAAAACTAACTGATGGTAAATTGTTTTTTCTTTGTTCTATAAGTTTTGATTGTTCTGTATTCGCTTGAGATATTCTAGCAGACTTAGCATTCTCTCTTTCATCTTCTCTTTTTTTCAAACCTTCTTGCTCCATTTTTTTCAAATCGATATCCACCCCTTTTAATTTCATTTGAAGTGAAAACTCAAGATTCATAAGCTCAGCTTTTATCGAGGCTTCACCTTGCATCTTTTTAACTGAAAATTCAGCTTTAGCTTGTTCTAGCTGTATAGCTGCTTGATTCTCCATTTGGAATTGCTGCATCTTAGCTTGTGCTGCCATTTGCTGTGACTGCTGATTTATTTGAGCTTGCTGTTGAGCAGCAGCAGCTTTTTCTTTTTGAAGTCTATCTTGCTTAGCTACTCTTTTTAATTTAAGTATTTGATTAGCTAACTTTAAGTTTCTTATTTCACGTATATCAATAGCGTCTTCTAAGTTTATAGAATCTCTCTGCAATGCCATTTGAATGTTTTGTTCAAGCATTTTTCTTTCTTCTTCGTCAGGCTCAATTTCTATAAATATTCCAAAGTCACTTAAATATAATTTACTTATTTCTTCAAGTATTCCAACGTTAAATTTTCCAATTTGATTAACAAATTCTTCTCTAAATTCTGAATACTCTATTACATCAGCAATTCTACTAGATAATGCTGTACAAAGTCTTTGACTCATTTGAAGACCTGCGTCTAAAATATGTCTTGTGGCTGTATTACTACTTAATGCAGCCAGTTTTTGTAATCCCACTAAAGAATATGAATCAGGAGTTGAGCCATCTCTTGCCTCGTTTAATCCTGTTACATCTCTTAGCATTTGCATATAATGATTATATGAACCAACTAAGCTTTGTATTTTACCTTGTCCTGAATTACTATTTAATTGTTGAATTGGTACTTTTGCTTGATTGTAATCTCCATCTTGAGTATAGCTTCTACCAATAACAGAACCTGTTTGAAAAAACATTCGTAATGCATCTTCAGGATTATATGCTTGGCCTGTTCCTAGGTCTACTTCATTTAATCCATCAGCATCTATAAAAACACCATCAGGTACTACTCTAGATATTACTTGTTGTAATTTTAAATGTGTTATTTGAATTAAATCAGCAAACGTAATCATACGTCTTGTTAAAGATTCAAAAACACCTTTATACATTCTAGGTGCGCATGCTATGTATTCAGGATACACTTCTTGAGATGCTGACTGTGGTCTAGCCATGTTTTCAGCCATTTCCCATTTAAGCAAAATATTTGTACCCATCACCATTACACCTTCATACCAAACATCTATAGTTTTAGAAACTTTTTTAAAGTTTCCTTCCTCTTGCATTTCTTGAGTAGGATCAAATGTGTCTTCTTTTTCTATTACTTTTTCTGCTCCTACTGAATTTACTTTTTTCTTGTAAGTGAATGTGTGAGTTGTTTTATAATTAAAAAACAAAACAGTAGCACTATCCTTACTAAACAAACTATTATTATAATACTGAGCTGTATTATTGTAATCATACCAACTTTGACTATACTTAGATATTTCATCCATATCCTGTCTTGTCAAACTAGTATCTATCTTTTTTAATTCAGTTATTGGCAATGTTTTAATTTCACCCCAATAGAAACAATCTTGAAAATGAGGATCTTCTGTATAACTATAAACTACATTCGCAGGGTCTACATATTCAACTGTTATTCCTGCACCTGGTTTAAATGTATTTTTACACATTGAAACACCTAATACAGTTTGATCGTAGTACAACTGTTTTTGTATTTCGTAATATCTATTTTCAGAAAGTAATGTATTTATTGCTTCCTCTTCTGCTATTTCAATTGAAGGTTTATACTTCAACTGCATATGTAATGCTAATTCTTCTGAAGTATTAGGAATATCCTCTTCTGACGTAGCAAACGTGTTTATTCCTAGCTGCTGCTGTACCTGTTTCATAACAGGTTTTGCTAGCATATCTTTTTCTAAATTTACTTGGTATTCACTTCTTTTATCTAAAGACATTCCGTCTTGAGCATAAGCTTTTATTTTGAATACTCTATCAGCCATTCCATTTACAACAATGTCTACAAATTTTGGAATAATAGGTACAGGAGTCCAGTCAAGATTAAGATAACTTAAATCGCCATCTATAGCAAGTTCGTTTTTGTATTTTTGTATTGACTGCTCACCACGAGCATATAGTCTCAATCTATGGAAGTCTGCCCATTGATTGTAGAATCTACTTTGTCCACCATCTTTTCTGAACCATTCATATTGAATAGCTTGTCCTATTTGTAATCCAAACTCAAAGGAATCCTTTTCTTTGTCTGAAACAAATTGACTAGGAAAACCTGTGGGATTTAACGTGATTTTTACATCCTCCATTTATTGTATAATTTGGCTATAACTTCCCTTATTGTCGTATCTTGCAAAGTTAAGTTTTATTTTTGATTTCTTTTTAATGGGCTGATAAAGGTTCTTTTGCGTTGCCATAATAGCTAAGCCAGAACTTATTGACGCATCAAACTTAGTTCTGTTGTTAATGTTAAACCTTGCCCAGTCTTCTAAAGTTCTAATAAAATACATAGAACCTATTAAATCTGACTCTCTAAATGTACCTGACATATCAAAACCCACATGCTTTTCTATATACGACTCTATAGCTGCTGCGTGTGCTTGTTTTATGTCTTCTGAACTGTTTGGTATTCCTCCTAATTCTTTTTCTGTTTTTGATAATTTAGTATAAATTTTATCAGGCCTGTTCATACTAAAACCTCTGTATCCTCTATTTTTAAAATGATATAATAAACGAGGTTTATTATTTTCTATTAAAATTGGCATTCCATAAAACACGCAAGCCATAAGAACATCTTCAAAAAATATTTCTGCAGTTTGAGGTCTAGCAATGTATTCTAAAAAAAACTCACTAGTTGGGCCTTCATCCATATGAAACTTAGTCATTCCATGCAGCGCTCCATTAGAGCCTCCTCCTCCTACTGTGCCTGATATATCATAGCTATCACAACCAAACGCACCCATATGGTCATTGCTTGGATATTTAACTCCGTTTTTATAATAATATTTGTTTTGTAATTGTTTATTTGGAGTCCAAGAAACATAAAACCTACCTCTATCATTTGGTGAAAAAATAACCTCTGTATCTTGAACGCCATTTTTCCAACTAAAAGAACCTCTTGTAACAAACCTATCTTTTATCAAAGAATCGTTGTAATCTATCTGCTGATAAATTTTTTGCAAATTAAATAATGATTGCTTGCTTTCATCTCTAAATGCATGAGACTCTGTTCTAGGAAATTGCCTATAGTATTCATTTAATCCATCAGGATCCGACTTTAACCCTTCTACTTCATTATTCCAATGATTGATAACACCCTCATCTATTACGTCTCCAAATGGCCCTTCTAAATCTTCTTTCGGCTCATCAAACACAGGATACCCATAAACATCTATAAATCCTTCATAATTCCATTCCATAGGGATGAAAAGTGAATATAGTCCACTTTTAGTTTGACCATTCTTGTTTCGTTTTCCCACATCGGAATCTGTATATAATTTTTTAAAGTTACCTCCACCTTTTTCTAATGAATTAGATGTACTTCCCATCATACATTTTCCGATAATTCTAGAACCCAACCTTAAACAAGTTTTTGTAACCCTCCAATTATTTAGTATGTTGTCAGGTCTTTCCCATTTCCCACTTTCATCGTGAGCAAGTATTTTTAATTTTTCTCCATCGTACGAGTTGTCCCCTGTGTTTTTCCAGTCAATCGTGGTGTCAAGACCTTCGAGTTCCTCAACGGCTTGATTTGCATCAAGTTTCTTTCTGGTGAGTTTTGAGGCAGGGACTCTATAGGCAAGCTCCGTCTTCGGCCTGTCCATACCGTCCTGGATGGGTTTGAAGAAGAAGGGATAGTTGAGCGATATCGGTACGACCTTGTCGGTAAACATCTTCTTAGCATCTGACCCAGTTTTTGACAATATTCCGTAACGTGAGTCACGTGAGGTGGTAGCTGAATGCACGAGTTCTGATGAGGACATAAATGAAAAGCCTGATCGTCTGTTCTTAAGATAACACATCCCATATGACCTTGCATCTGCCTTACAAGCTTCCCAGAATATATAGAATAATCTATTTGATTCTCTAAAGTTTGGCTGCCCAACATCAATCTTGGTCCAGCACAAGTACATGTAATGAGAGCCAGTAATATAAGTAGGAACGTTTTTGTTATTAAACCAAAAACCTTTTTCACGCCTTTCAAATTCTTTGTCAATATAGTCATACCATTTTTCTTTAAAA